GGTATGGGGATTTTTAAAATATTACCACCCCGCAATCGCACGAGGCGATGAATATTCTCAAAAAAAATGCGAGTAAATTCTCGTTTTCTCGCATTTCATAAAATATTTTTCACCTCTTTTTTTCTTCGATTATCTTTAGTTTTCTAAAAACTCACATCAGTTTGAAACTCTGTAGGCGTTAGCGTGTGCCGGATAGTCTTCACTTCGTAGGATTTATTCATCTCTGCCTTGAATCCTTCCAGTTTTATGGCACACC